CTGAAACCTTCTCTCCCTGAGACGATCCGAACAGTGCCAGACTCACCATTTAATAAACCTGATACGCTTAATTTCGATGCAAAATGATACGGAAATAAAACAGACCTCACGAGGGGTCGGGCTAATCGGCAGCACTGAGCCTAGAATCCACACGCCCTTACTTAAAGGTCGCACAAAGTCGCAAGAGGTTGCAGACTTGGCTGAGAAAATAGGTTTACCTTTGATCCCCTGGCAACGCTGGGTACTAGATGATCTACTAGCTGTAAATGATGCAGATACCTGGCGCAAAAAAACCGCTTTAGTGCTTGTAGCTCGTCAAAATGGCAAGACCCACCTAGCACGTATGCTGATCCTGAGCCATCTATTCTTATGGGGGTCTAAGAATGTGCTGGGTATGTCATCTAACCGCAATATGGCATTAGATACCTTTAGGCAAGTTGCTTATACGATAGAAGACAATCAATTTTTGAAGGATCAAGTAAGGCAAATACGCCTGGCTAATGGTCAAGAATCTATAACTCTACTTAATGGCGCTAGGTATGAAATTGCAGCAGCTACTAGAGATGCACCACGTGGTAAAACCGCAGATTTTCTGTATATCGATGAGTTAAGAGAGTGGACACAAGAATCGTTTACAGCTGCACTACCAGTAACACGTGCAAGACCTAACGCTATGACTTTAATGACTAGCAACGCTGGCGATGGGTTTAGTACAGTGCTTAATGATTTAAGAGAGCGTTGCCTATCATACCCACCTGACAATTTAGGATTTTATGAATACAGCGCACCACAGCATTCTAAGATTACAGATCGTAAAGCCTGGGCTATGGCTAATCCAGCATTAGGGCATTTGATAACTGAGCAGACATTAGAAGAATCTGTCAGCACCAACAGCATAGAAGCTACAAAGACTGAGATGCTTTGTATGTGGGTAGATAGCACTGTCAGCCCCTGGGTATATGGATCAATTGAGCAGTGCAGCGATAGCAGCTTAGAGATACCTGTCGGGCCACAGACAATTATGGCATTTGATATTGCACCTACCAGGCGATCAGGTGCTTTGGTTATGGGTCAAGTCAAAGATGGAAAGATAGCAGTCGGATTAGCACAGCTGTGGCATAGCGATATAGCGATAGATGAGATTAAGATGGCTAGTGACATAAATGAGTGGGCACGTAAGTATCATCCACACACTATCTGTTATGACAAGTACGCCACGCAAACTATTGCTACTAGATTAGAGCAAAGCGGATGGCGGATGGTCGATGTATCAGGGCAAGCGTTTTATCAGGCGTGCTCAGACCTAGCAGATGGCCTGGCTAATAATCGAGTAGTCCATTCTGGACAAGCAGAGCTAGTACAGCATTTAAATAACTGCGCAGCTAAGACTAATGATGCTGGCTGGCGCATAATACGTAGAAAATCGGCTGGCGATGTTACAGCCGCCATATCGCTAGCGATGGTTGTAAGTCAATTAACTAAGCCACAACAAACTGCGCAAATCTTTGTCTAACTTGCACCATTAGTCCGATTTATGGTATAACATATACATATGGGTCTATTGTCTGCTTTGGGTATAACCAAAAAAACTGAATCTGTCCAAGCGCAATACGCCCCTGCCATTATGGACACAGCTTATGGCTATGGTTCATTTACAACTGGTGTCGGTAATTTCCCTGGTGGATTAGATCGCAATTTTGCGATGCAAGTACCCGCAGTTTCTAGGTGCAGAAATCTTTTAGCTGGAGTAGTATCTTACTTGCCACTTAAACTTTACAAAAAGTCAAGTGGTGAGGAGTTGGGGAACCCTCTGTGGCTAGACCAGCCAGACTATCGGCAACCAAGATCCGTCACCATTTCCTGGACTGTCGATAGTTTGCTGTTTTATGGTGTTGCATATTGGAAGGTTACAGAATTATATGCAGACGATTTAAGACCATCACGATTTGAGTGGGTCGCTAATAATAGAGTTACATTTACAACTAATAAATTTGGCACAGAAATAGAAGAATACTTTATAGATGGCGTAAGAGCCCCAATGACAGGCATTGGATCATTAATTACATTTCAAGGATTAACGCAAGGTGTATTAAACACTGCATCACGCACAATTCAATCAGCATTAGATATTGAAAAAGCCGCAGCTGTAGCAGCAGCAACTCCTATGCCATCTGGCTACATTAAAAACACTGGCGCAGATTTACCAGAACAGCAAGTATCAGGATTATTAGCACAATGGAAGCAAAGTAGATTAAATAGATCAACAGCATATTTAACTAGCACATTATCATATGAAACCACAGGGTTTTCTCCTAAAGATATGATGTACAATGACAGTCAGCAATACTTGGCAACTCAAATTGCTAGAGCTATGAACGTGCCTGCATATTACATATCTGCTGATATGAATAATTCAATGACTTATCAAAACATTATTGATGGTCGCAAAGAGTTTGTTGCTTACTCATTACAGCCATTTATCTGTGCTATTGAAGATCGATTGTCTATGGATGACATTACCCCACGTGGCCACGTAGTTAAGTTTGCTATTGAAGAATCATTTTTACGTGCAGACACAATGAAGCGATTAGAAGCAATAGAAAAAATGTTATCTCTAGGTTTAATTGACATAGATGATGCAAAAGAAATGGAAAGCCTAACACCTAACGGGAGAGAAGTCGAAGATGATACTTACATTCAGTAGCCAGGTAGAAGCTGCGGATACAGAGCGCAGAATTATCGCTGGCAAGATCGTGCCATTCGAAGAAGTGGGCAATACTTCAGTCGGCAAGGTGGTATTCGCTAAAAATTCAATCGAAATAGGCGATCCAGGCAAGGTCAAGATGCTTATGCAGCATAGACCAGAGAAGCCAATAGGTCGTATGCAAAAGTTTAATCAGGCAGAAGATGGTATCTACGCATCATTTAAGATCAGTGCATCAATGCAAGGTCAAGATGCTTTAATCCTTGCAGGTGAGCAATTAATCGACGGATTATCAGTCGGTGTAGATGTAAACAAGTCTGTACAGAAAAAAGATTATCTATATGTAACTAGCGCAACTTTACGTGAGGTTAGCCTAGTCGAATCGCCAGCGTTTACCGCTGCGCAAGTAACTAAAGTTGCTGCTAGTGAAAACGAAGCAGAGACACCAATCGAAACCAAAGAAAGCGAGGCTATTGTGGAAGACAAAGCACCAGAGCCACAAAGCACAGAGGTCGAGGCTGCTACTCCTACAGTAGAAGCTGCTCGCCCTACAATTACAGCACCATATATTTCTACAAAAGTGCGCACACCTATTCAATCAATGGGTGGATACACAGAACACAAAATCAAAGCAGCATTAGGCAACGATGACTCAAAGCTATTTATTGCAGCTGCCGATGATTTCGCTAACAACGGATTAGGATTTAATCCAACACAATATCTAACAGAGTTTGTAACTAATACACGCTTTGGTACACCTGCTATTGATGCCTGTTCTCAGGGAACCTTGCCCCCAACGGGCCTTACAATCAATATACCTTCACTTGTTACTTCAAGTGGCGGTGGAACTGGTGTAGCACCAACTGTAACTGTAGAAGCCGAAGGCGGCGCAGTGTCAAATACAGATATGGTCAGCCAATATCTTTCAGGAACTGTATCCAAGTATTCTGGAATGAATACGCTATCTGTGGAGCTCCTAGAGCGCAGCGGGTATCCTGGATTTTATGAGGAATTGACAAATCAACTCTCTCTAGCTTATTTGAAGACAATCGACACCACAGTATTAACTGCATTACTTGCAGCTGGTATGAATGGTACAAATACAACTGCTGATCTAGATGGTATTGTTGCATTCACTACAGAAGGCGCACGTACTATCTACTCAAACACAGGTTACTTTGCACAGAATTACATCGCTAACCCAGCACAATGGGGTGCGCTAATTGGTGCACAAGATACAACAAAGCGCCCAGTATTTAATGCGCTACAACCTATGAACGCTGCTGGTCAAGTTGGCCCACAATCAATCCGTGGTTCAGTATTAGGACTTGATCTATACGTAGACAAGAACTTCTCAGCAACTACATTTGATGATGATTCTGCTGTAATTCTTGCACCAGAAGCATTTACTGTATATCGCTCACCTCAGGCATATATGTCTGTAAACGTAGTATCAAACCTACAAGTACAGGTAGCAATCTACGGATATATGGCAACAATCGCCAAGATGCCTAACGGAATTATCAAGTACAAGAAGACCTGATAAGACCCGTTAATCAATAAGTAATCCCCTGGGGTTTAGTAGCCCTAGCCCTGGGGGAGTTTTTTAAGAGAGGAATACAATGCCAGCCACGTATGTAACTGTTGCAGAGCTAAGAGCCAACTTAGGAATAGGCTCGTTGTATTCAGATAGCACTGTTGAAGAATGTGCTCAATCGGCAGAAGATTTACTAAATCAATATCTTTGGTTTAACACTGCACCTGTAGTAGGAACCGCTCGTAGCAATAATGTGAATACACTTATGCTCGCTAACCCTAATGCGTTTGTAGCAGGTCAAACAATTACAGTAAGTGGATGTGGAGCTTCATTTAATGGCACAGTTACAATTACTGGCACAATACCACCTAGCACTGGTTCAACTAATTTAATTCCAGTATTTATGTATCAGTATGGACAAACTAATTACCCTAACGGATATTCATTTGTTCAATACACTAAAAACGGCACAGACCAAAATTTCCATAAAGTGTTACCTTACGGAGTGGCCACAGGCCCAGATCACAAAACCCAGGCTTATGCGAGCACCCCAGCAATAAGAGAAGCAGCGATGATCCTGGCCACGCAAATCTGGCAGGCTAGACAAACGCAGCAGACTGGGAGCGTAGGTATGGATGGGATAAGTGCTAGCCCCTATAAAATGGGTTACCAGCTGATAAATCTTGTCAGAGGTCTCATCCAGCCTTACGCTGCACCTGCATCATTGGTGGGCTAATGGCCGCAATAAGCACTTTACGTGGAACGTTAGCAACTGCTTTAACAAACAATGGCGTATGGTCTACTTTTGCATTCCCACCTGCAACCCTGCTTGCTAACAGCGTAGTTGTAACCCCTAGTGATCCTTATATTGTGCCAAACAATAATAGCCAAACAGGCATAGCGCCTATGGCTAATTTCAAGATTTTAATAACCACACCTGCATTTGATAATCAAGGCAACTTACTAGGTATTGAAAACTTTATTGTGGCAGTAGTAACTAAACTAGCGGCATCGACCCTGGTTTACAACATATCAAGTGTCTCCGCTCCAGCTATAACTAATGCAGCTAGTGGAGATTTATTAACATCAGAAATAACTGTATCAATCCTAACGAGCTGGAGTTAAAATGAGCACACACGAA